GCATTTAAAGGTTTTATATTACAATTGATGTCAGCGTTGCAAGGTGTTATTTTATCATCAAAAGCAGTATCTGAGGCATTGACGTTCACTTTTGTTCCAGGTATCGGCATTGGTGCCGCTGTGGCAGCATTGGCAGCTTTAGAGGCTGCAAAAGCTGGAGTCCGTTCAATTAAGTTTGCTCAGTATGGAATGGATGAGATGGTTTCTCAGCCAACATTAATAGTTGCTGGAGAGGCTGGACCAGAAAGAGTTCAAGTTACACCATCCGAAAGACCAGCTGCACAACAACAAGGCCCTTTAACAATTAATTTTAATGGTCCAGTTACATCTAGCGAATTTGTTAGAGATACAATAATTCCAGAGATTGAGAAAGTTCAAAGATTGGGTTTAGCATAAATGGGAATTAGTCAAGGCTCCTGGAGTCCAGCATCTGGGATGAGGGAAAACTGGCTGGTCCAGCTTTTTAAAACAGATGAATCAGCTTTTCAAGCATATTCTTTTTTTGACCAAACTGTTAACTCAGTTGCTTATAGTGGAATTATTTTAAATAATCCGAGCATCCGAGAAAGTATAAATCTCTTTGATTCACGCTCATCTTTGTCAAATGTAACGATTGAGATTGACAACTCTGGCAATGAATCAGAAAATTTATTGTTTGGTTCTAACTATTATTTGAATGGAGATGTAAAGATTTTTTCTAATTTAGAATCTGGAACTGTTTCAAACTTTGATAATATTCCGCAGATTTATTTTGGCAGATTAGAATCTATAACTCATAATGACAGAAGTATTAGTTTGAATATAGTTGCAAAAAGGCCCTGGGAAAATATCGTAATTCCAAATTCATATTCTGCACAAAAGATTTTAGCTCCATTGGTTTATGGAGATTATACTGGAAATGATTCTAAATTTCCTGGTTCTGGAACAGATAATTGGTATCCAGCTCCATTTACAAATTCAGATTCAAATGGTGCAAATTATGCTACTGGAACAACTGCAAGAACTGGTTTGAATCCATCAAGATATTTAGAAAACTATGATGGGTTTGTTCCATACTTTGGATTTCCATCTGATACCAGAACAGTTTCTGGAGTTGAGGTTGTTGAAATTGACCAGCGTGGATTATATACTTTTAATTTATCTCCAAACGCAAACTCACAAACTTCATCTGGTTCAGATATAACAGAAACAAATATGGCCAATGTGTATGATAATGATGAATCAACTTTTGGAACTGTTTCTATTGATGCAATTCAAGGTTCTCCAGGTTCAGTAAATCAAACTCATGTTGAGGCTTTTACGATTGTTCAAACTGGGGCCAACTCATTAATTAATTTAAAATATCAAGTTACTCAATTATCACAAACTGGCAACATGGCATCTGGTGCAGTTCAAATTCAGATTCAAACATCTGGGGGAAATAGTTCAACAGTTACTAAAACGGCAGTAATGGGTTCAGCTGCAACTTTGCAATTTTCTGTAAGTTCAGCTGTTACAACTATTAGCGTTAGTTTGCAATTTACTGGAACTGTTTCAAGCGGTTCTGGAACGCTGTCTATGGATGTAAAATTGTTTGAAATATCTGCTCCAGAAGATAAAAGCGATGATGAAATAAAAGTTATTTATGTTGAGGCTGATGGATTGACCAAGAGCTTTTCTTCTGGTACAGCAACCAAGTTACATGAATTCCATCGAGACTTATTTCATAGATTTTTAGGAATAACCGCAACTCCAGTTGGTTATTCAGATTTGGATTCTGCTAGAAGTTGGACTGGCCGTTTTTGGAGTTTAAAGCAAAAACCAATAAAAAGGCTATTAGATAAATTTGCTTTTGAAGGTGGTTTTGTTTATACATATTCAGCAGCTGGAGTTTTAAAATATATCTTTGTTAAAAACTCATATAGTTCAGCGGACCATTCCCTGGACAAAAATGATATAGCAAATGTTTTAATTTCTCATACTTCAGCAAATGACCTTTTAACTGATATAACAGTTAATCATGATAAGCACCCAGCAAAAGATAGCTTTAGAAGTCAAACAACAGCATCTGATTCAACAACCAGGTCTAATTATAACTTTGCTACAAATGAGGGTAAGATTACTCAAAATTTAGATGCCTTAGTTTCTGGGATTGGTTCAGATATTACTGGGGCATCAAATAATCCAAATGATGGATTTATTGAATATTATGGAAACCTCAGAAATCAGCCAAGAGTTATATTGAGAGCGGATGTTGTGAATCCAGCTTTATTTGATATGGAGCTTGGAGATATTTGTTCTTTTAGTTCAATGATTCCAACAAAAGCATTTAACAAATCATTCAGTTCAAGATTTTTTATGGTTACATCTTTATCAAGAAGTTCTGGGAAATTAAACGCTCAGTTTATTGATGTAACCCCAGCATAAGGAGAAAGAAATGGCAATAAGTACAGCAGCTTTTGATGATGGAGACAATGGAGCTAGTAAAGCGGATTTCTCGCCAACAAGAAATCCTTCAATTGGTGTTGGCTACGGAACATCATACCAGGGAATTGTAAAAAATCAAGCTATTGGTGGCGAGTGCTATACAGTTGAAAGATTTGGAAAACGTAGGTCCTGGAATATGAATTATAATTTTTTAACAAGTGCGGACCAGGCAAAACTCCAGGCATTGATTGATTATGCAGATGGCAGAAAGAACTTCTTCTTTTTTAGTGAAGATAATTTTTCTACAACTGGAATCAAGGTCCGATTTGACCAAGATACATTCACTTTTGAAGAAGTGGCTCAAGGTGCAACGAGCATCAATCTTTCTATAATAGAGCAACTATAATTTCACTCCTCCTCCTGGCCCTCTGAGATAATATCAACGAGGGCAAAATTTTTTTAAAAAAAGACTTGACACGCTTTAAAAAAAGCCTTAATATTAACCATGATGATTAATAATAAAACAAACAACGAGGACAAAACAATGGAAAAAATCAAAGAATTAAAATTTTTTAATGAATTAGATAATATAAAAGTTGGCGATAAAAGAAAAGTTTACGATTATAATTGTATTTGCACTTTTAACGATGGCGAGTTTATAATATTTCATACCATTTTAAAAAATGGAAAAGTTGGAAAAAAGAATACTCATTTTATAAAATCTCATTTTGAAATTGATATAGATAATTCTGGATGGGAATGGGTAAATATTACTAAACACACATCAACAAGATTTGTAAATAGATAATTAGGAGAGGAGATTACAATGAAAAAAGAAAAAACAGTTTATTTGACAAAAAGCGAAATGGAAGTTATTGAGGCAATTGTATATTCGGACCATGCCTCAGATGGTCATGGATTGGCTGGATATATTCATTTTATAAATTTTGATATGAAGAAACTTAGAGGTTCAATGGCATCTCTTGTTAAAAAAGGAGTTTGCGAATTTGAAGAGATGGAAGAGCATGAAGATTGTACTTGGGCGATTTTGCTTGATAAATTTCAAGAAAAGGCTGAAAAGGAGGAGGCTTTACTTTTACCAGATTCTTTGCAAAAGAGCTGCATTGAATATAACGGATATAAATTAAAAAACCTGGAGGTGGCCTAAAGGCCATCTCTTGGAGATAACATTTAAGGCTTGAGCTTAACAATTGATTTAAATCAAAGTGATTATTGATTTTCTGAAATATACATTGCATTAATTTCACAATTAACAATAACTGCTTGAGCCTTAAAAAAATAAAAAAAACACTTGACAAGCATTATAATATTGCTTAATATTAACCATGATGATTAACAATAATAACAATGTTCTTAAGGAGGACAAAATGAAAACTAAAATAAAAAAACAATATGTTTTATGTTTCCTACATCAAAAGCCAGTTTTAACAGATGCTAGACTTGAATCATACGGCGTAGGTGTTGAGGCCGACGAAACCTTTACTTTTGAAGTAATTGGTAAATTTCATTCAGAATTGGATGCTTTGCAGAAACTACAATCAATTGGACAATCTAATTATGAATATACAATAATTGAAAAATTAAAAGTTGTAGAGGAGTAAAAAGAATGAATCCATATTTGTTTTGGCTTTTAGTTGCAGCGATGGTTTTATTTTTACAACTGATAAATAAATTAATAGAATATAAAACATCTGCTAAATTCTGGAAAAATACGGCCTTTGAGGCAACTGAAAGATATAATGATTTACTGGTAAAAAAATCCATGAATCAAGCAATAAAGAACTTAGAAAAGATTAAAATATAAGTTAAATTTAAATGATGATGTTAGGAGGAAAATCAAGTTTTGCTGGGGGTCGTTCAATCTGGCATCTCTCCGCCAGTTTGTCCTCCGTTAATCATCATCACCCCCAGCTTTTTTAAAAGGAGGAAAAATGGATTACAAGATATTTTATTTCGATAAAGATAATGAAGAGACTCTTGTTATCATGGCCCACAAGAACCAGGTAAAGAACAAAGAAGGCCAGTTTGTTAGAATCTATAAACAGTTTGAAAGAGATGGTTGGAGTATGAAAGAAGTAAAGCAAAAGATTGAACCGCCTAAAGTCTTTCATCCGCAAACTGGAGAGGAAATATAATGCCTCATATAGTTGTTGATGTTTTGGTTGGAGATGGAATGATAACTAAAGAAAATGAAAACTTTTCTGATTTGATTGATGATTTACTTTTTATATATGATAGGCATGAGAGTTTTATGATACTGAGAGCAACTTCACATCTTGACAAAGAATCAACAGATATTAAACAAAAAGTTTATGAGACTATTAGAGCAAGGAGGAAAAATGTTAGATAATAAAGAACTGGCCAAAAAGTATGGCCTGGATGAATCTCATTTCTGGAAACATCCCCAGGCTGGTAAATGGATTATTTCACATGAAGGGGCAATGACCATTGCGGACCATGAAAGTATTGAGTTTTCAAAACCAGAATATATAAAAACAGAAAAAGACTTAATTGTTTTATATGGAGAGGCAACCATATATCTTGCAGATGGCCAGACAAAAACAAAATGGTCGCATGGAGAGGCAAGTCATAAAAACTGTTTTATGCCATATCCGTATGCAATGGCAGAAAAGAGATTGAAAGACAGATTGACCTTGATGTTAATTGCTGCTTATGGTACTGTTTATTCTGAGATTGAGGCTGAAGAGTTTATGGCTCAAAGAAAAAGACTTAGCGAAATGTAATGTTAGACCCATTTGAAAATATTGAAGTAGGCTCTGAAACTGGTATAGAACAAGAATCGCCATCTAAGAACAATAGAAAAAGTGATTTTAATTGGTTGGCACGAATTAAAAACATATTTAATAACATTGTGGATATTGTAAAAATATTAATTAGATGGCGATAAAACGTACAAAGTGGGATGCAGTTTTTTCTGATTTTATCAGATATAGAGATAATTGGACATGCCAAAAATGTGGCCGTAAATACCCAGAAAAAAGTCCAGGCTTACATTGCTCCCACTTTTACGGAAGAAGGTCCTGGAGTACCAGAATTGAGCCAAATAACGCTATTGCTCTTTGTTACTCATGCCATCTTTACGTTGCAGCAAACCCATATTATCATATTAAGCTCTGGAAATCTAAATTTTCACATGAGGAACAATGCGATATTCATACAAAACATAGACAACTTATCAAGAAAAAAGATGTCGCAAATGATGAAAATTATGTAAATTTGAAACGCATGTTGGATGATGTAAAAGGAGGGTAAATGAGTAAAAGATTTACTGATACTACTAAATGGAAAAAGATTTGGTTTAGAAAGTTAAAGCCAGAACATAAAGTGTTTTGGTTTTATTTGTTGGACCAATGCTGTCACGCTGGAATCTGGGAAGTTGATTTTGAACAAGCTGAGTTTTTTTGTGGAAAACTTGTGGAAAGTGAAATAAGAGAAGTTTTCAGAAAACAAATATTAGAATTTGATAATGGAAAAAGATGGTTCATTCAAGACTTTATTGATTTTCAATATGGTCAACTTAATGATAAAGTTAATGCACATAAATCTGCAATTAATAGATTAAAAAAGTTTAAAATATATAATTCTGGGGAACTGTTAATCAACAGTTCATCAACCCTTGATTCTGGG